AATGGAGAAAAGCGATTGTCATTGTCATTTTGCAGCGTGATAAAGGCTTGCCTAACGACTCCATCCCCTCCGCTTGAGCCAGTACCGACTGAGGAGACATTGCCGAGATTTACCTCAGCCCTAGTAACCCAAGGAGTGACATCAATTTCTGGATTCCTTAAAAAGACAATCCGAGCATGAATCTCTCGGTCTTCTGCTGCCAGCGGTACCCGAAGATTTGAGCGCAGAGTACTTTCTGCAGCAATCTCTCCTTCTAAGGCATGATGGTCTGGAGTGTCTACAAACAAATCAGCCTCTAGGCTTGAATCTGCAGAGACTTCTCCCTCTAGCTCATGGACTACTGGCGCATCACTAACTAAAAGCCCATCAAGCTCTGACTGAGCTTGAATGCCTCCTTGTAAATCAATATCCGTTGGAGGCTCGACTGGCTCATGAGGAGCTGTATCCCCATTAGTCCCGACTCCTATAATATCGAAAAATCTATCTCCCTCTGGTCTATGGACAAAAAACCCAGTCCATCCAGAATTTGGAACCCTTGTGTCTGAGGTCTCTAAAAGCCAGTCAGTAGGCTCATTTTCAAAAGCTCCTCGCCAATATTTTGCTTGGAACTGATCTCCTATAACTCTAAAACGCAGCCAGATCCACTCATCAGCGAAGTACTGCCAGAAACCCTCCGTCTTCCAAATTTCTTGATTATTTTCATACATATAGATAACTGGCCAGTTTCCATCTTCAAGCACGAAGAAAATCCCATTTTTTGAGGATTCTGTTCCGCTTGCTCTGACCATGATTCCACCGTCATAACCGCTTGGAGCTGCTGCTGTGTTAAAGCGAGTCAGGACTTCAATATCCGCTGGCCATTCAGGTCCTTCCTCCTCGTCCCAGCCGAACAAATGGAATCTGTCTCCTGTGTCTGTGTTACTATGAGCAAGCCATGAATCTCCTATAGTGCCAGTAGGCCTTTGAACATCCCAGAATGTATTAGTAGTTGCCCATCGAAGTGTCCATCCAGGAGGATTTAAGCCTGTTGCATACTCCGAGAAATCCCTAAAGTATTGAGCCATTGGTATTTTTCACCTCTATTCTTCAGTAGCAATCAGATTCAGGCTCCGTCTTTCTGGCTGATCTAAGCTCCGCAGCTCTCGGCTCCAGCGCAAAAAAGCCCTGACTGTTTGACCTTCAATCTCAAAATCCCGAGCTTGCCAGTCTATACTAACAAGATGATCGTATAGAGCATCCCGAGCAGCAAGAGGAACTGGCCGAGTGACCAATGTCCATTGCTTTTTCTTGGCAATAATGTCTTGTCTCATTCGTCCTGAGACAGTTCTGCGCCGATCGGCTATGACTGGCCGCGAGGTCTCAGAACTATAAATCAGCGGAATCTCTATACCGTCAAAGAAAGCAGTATTCATTCCTCTTGCCTCCTTATAGAGCGAATCGTCTCAAATCCGTTAGGATAACGCCTCTGCAGCTTGTCTATGTTAAGCTTGGCAATGTCTTCTAACTCCAGCCCTAAAACGTCTGCGAAGTTGGAGACATACCAAAGCACATCGCCCAATTCCTCGGCCAGTTTATTCGGGTCAAACTCATGGCCATGATACATAGATTTTTTGACTAGATCGCATACTTCCCCAGCCTCGCCAGCCAAGCCAAGAGACATATTAAGCCAGCAGTCTCCCTCTCTGGTGCGCCGAGCTTGTTTTTGATAGTCAGCAAAATTCATCCTGTTTTCCCCCTTATGTCTTAAGCTCCAATACCGTATCGATTACAATTTCGTGATTTACCCCTTCCCTCAAAGCCACCTGAGCGAATAGATACTTGCGAGACAAGACTCCATTATGCGCCTTTATATGGCAATTCCACTTGCAAAGCGAAATCAGGTTATACCTATGATCAGGGCCTCCAGAGCCGACTGACATTATATGGTGCAGCTGGCAGTCTGTTTCTCGTTTGCAAATCTCGCAGCTGCCAGAGCGCATCTCTTTTATCAGCTTTGGATTGCTTATCCTCATTTTTTTAGGTACTGCTGCAGCCATTCTTTATAGCCTCCCTATACTGTTTTAATCTTTTGGAAGGTCTGCACTTAGGACAGTACAAAGCTCTGCCAGACAGAGGCATAAATACCTCTCCGCAGAGCTTGCATTGTCTTGGCTTGAACTTGGCATTCAAGCGGTTATTGTACTTTGTACCCATAAGCTAATCCCGAGCAGCAAGCGGCCGATAGAACTCTCTATATTCCTGTTCTTCTTGCATGACAATCATGGCTCTGTCGCCGTCTATTTTCAAAATACCAGCGTTCTCTAACTCCTCGCGCACCCTTCGCCTAGCTCTCGTGATGCCCTCTACTGCTGGCACATTTCCGAGTTGCTTTATATACTGGCAATTTGGATAATGTTTCCCCAAATACCTAATGATGTATTCGTTAGCAGTAAGACAGACAGCCCGCGGATTCTCCAAAATATCGATTCGTACTTTTTGGTAGGTCTCTAATTTGTTAGCCATCAGAATTTACCCCTCTCATATCTTCATAGACAAAGAAAAACCCAGCCTATAATCTGGCTGGGCTTAGACTTCTTCCACCGTGATATTCAAAGATCGTCTGTTAGGCAGTATATAGCTGCGAGACTCCTCGACTGTGATATAAGCTGGAATCTCAGCTGGGAAAAACTCGTCTAAGGTGAAAGCTACAGGCCCATAAAAAACATTATCCAAATGGTTGATTAGAGTGTTCCTCTCTGCTACAAGCATAGGCCTCGTTTGCAGCAGCCATTGTCTTTTGGTTGCATCGACATTGGCTCTCAGCTCTCCTGTAGCTGTGCGAGCCTCTGAGCCTATTAAATCGACTGTTAGCTCCTGCGAGTAAATCAAAGGAACTGCTACGCCGTCAAAAAAAGCTGTACTCATGTAAACTTCACCACCATGCCATGCTCAGCTAACCCTGCCGAGCGCGCAGCTTGACCTACAGCTTGCTCAATCGCTCGTTGGAAATCTCGCATACCAAAAACGGGACCATTGAGATTAATCGTAATTTGAATTGGCTCCCCTGTTGGCAGATCGTCTAATGGAGTAACAGCCTCAGGCCCTCTTTCGCCTATCATGGCAAGAGTTGGCCTCCTGACTATACCACCCTCAGCCATAGCCTCAATTGGCAATTGCCTTTGCTGAGCTTGCCCTGCTGGGTCTACTGCCTCAGCTACAGCTTGCGCTCTCCTTAGAGCTATGCGGAATATAGCAGGTACACCGACCATCACGCGAGTAGACTCCTCCAAAGCCTCCGTATTTTTGGCTCTGGCCATAGCCTCATCCCAAGTCAGATCGGTCAAATTCTGCCTATCCTTTGCAAGATCATCTGCGCTGTCTCTGATTACGCCAGCTGAGTCTACCATGCTTTGGCCAACATTTCTCAAGTTATCAACCAAATCGCGGCCGACTATACGCCAGATATTATTTAAGGCGTTGCCAAGGCCTAAGACCAAAGCACCGACTGCACCCAGAATGGCAGCTCTAACTCTCTGGAATACTTCAGCCAGGAACAGAATGATGATCCCAAAAAAGCGCAAGGCCTCAAAGAGAATCCTCATAACTGGCAGCAATAGAGTGCTGAGTATTTGGCCAAAGACTTCCAGCAGCGGTAACAGTATATCCGACAAGATTTGAATGACTGGCAGCAAAGGCTCCAAAAGTAGCCCCAGAGCATCAGCCAAGGCTTGCAGAACAGGATTGACTATAGCCATAATCTGTTGGAAGGTCTCGCTTTGCATAACCAGATCCGCGATTACTACACCCAATGCCATGAGTGGGTCCATTCCGAACTTTATAACATTGCCCATAGCATCCATTTCGTCAGCCGTTGACTGTCTAAATAGCTCGACTGCTCGATTCAGGATAGGCATTGACTGTTGGATGGATTCCCTTAAGAAGGCCATAGCCTCTGCTGTGCCGCGTGTTTCTATAGCAGCCAGCCTCTCAGCCTCAGCTCTCCTTTCTGCCTCCTCTCTGGCAGCCTGAGCAGCCTCATCCAGCTCCTCCTCAAAGAATCCCAAAGCTCCCAGCACTTTTCTAATTTCATCCTGGAATCCTCGGAGTTGGCCTGTAACTCTCTCGGCCTCCTCCTCTCCTAGCGCAGTCTCAGCAATAAAGCCTATAGCATTAATCAGCTGGTCAAAAATTCCCATCATGCCTGTTATGATCATCTGAGGAATATCACCGACAAAATCACCGACTGCAGAGATTACTCCTCCCTGTTCGGCTATCATATCAGCCAGACCAGGAGCAATTGCTCCTAGAACTCCCTGACCACCACCGCCAGCATTGCCTCCAGCGACTCCTCCAGCTTGGAATCCAGGAACTCCTAAGGCTCTGAACCAGTCAGCCACCGCACCGATGCCCTGCCTCCATATTGCAGCTGGAATAATAGCCTCTCCAGGAGCTAACATGGCAGGAATAGAATCAGGCCCTCCTGCGCCAGCAAGAATTCCTCCATGCTGGAATCCAAAGATTCCCTGCCCTTGGAATAGCCTCTCAAAAAAGCCTCTGTCAGGCATAGCCCTAAGCTCTGCCTCGATTCCTAGTGCTGCAAAATCTATTGCTGCTTGTGCAGGATCAGCCATTATATCGACTGCAGCCCTGTCTCTACCAGCAACAAAATCTTGAACTGCTGCGATTCCATCGGTTATACCTCGCAGCCCTCGCTCTCCGAATTCGATTGTTGTCTGGACTGTTTCACCAATAAAGCCTATGCCCTTTTCAATCCAGTCCCAGAAAGCTCCAAAGGCTTTCAGTGTCCAATTCCATGTAGTGGTAACACTATCATCAAGAAACGGCCATAAGGTATCCCTGAGAAACTCCCAAAATGTCCCTAAAGCGTTAATTGTCCATGCCCATGCTGTTTCTGCTGAGTCAGTAAGGAATGGCCAGAGGTCATCTTTCAAGAACTCCCAGAATGTCCCTAAGGCGTTTATGGTCCATTCCCAGGTTGTACTTGCTCCCTCTGTTAAGAAAGGCCACAAGGTATCGCTTAGCCAGTCCCAGAAAGCTCCTGCAGCATTGACTGTCCAGCTCCATGCAGTACTTGCTGCCTCGGTTAAGAATGGCCAGAGTGTATCCTTCAGCCACTCCCAGAAAGCTCCTGCTGCTGTTACAGTCCAATCCCAGGCTGTACTTGCTGCTGCAGTTAAGAACGGCATCAATGTGTCCCTGAGGAAGGTCCAGAAAGCTCCTAAAGCGTTAATAGTCCAGTCCCAGGCTGTCCTGGCTGCTGCTGTAAGGAATGGCATAAGCGTATCCCTGAGCCAAGTCCAGAAAGCTCCTAAAGCGTTAAGAGTCCAATCCCAGGCTGTACTTGCTGCAGCTGTCAAAAATGGCCACAATGTATCTGTAACCCAATCCCAAAAAGCTCCTGCAGCATTAAGAGTCCAATCCCAAGCGGTCTCTGCTGCAGCGGTTAAAAATGGCCAGAGCGTATCTGTTACCCAATCCCAGAAAGCTCCTAGCGCATTAAGTGTCCAATTCCAGATTGTACTTGCTCCCTCAGCCAGAAATGGCCAAAGGGTATCCCTTACCCATTCCCAAAAAACTCCTGCAGCGTTAACTGTCCAATCCCAAGCTGTAGCAGCTGCATCTGTTAGGAAAGGCCATAAAGTATCATGCAAGAAATCCCAAAAAACTCCAAAGGCCTCGACCGCCCAATTCCAGACTGTGTTAATCGTCTCTCTGCCGAACTCAATCACCGCGTCTATAATTGGCTGTATCGACTCCCAGACATCCATGAGTGTGTCCCTTATGCCGAACCAGTTATTTCTCCAGGCCATATAAAGCAAGCCCAGAGCAACGCCTATAAGAGCGAATTTGAGAACAGCCAGCAAGGATACTCCAGCCAGGATTGCGCCAAAGCCCAAGACTACACCTTTTATAAACGCAAAAATTCCTGCTATCGTCTTTATAACTGCAATCCCCATAGTCATGGCCTTGGCAAAAAGCCCAAAAGCTACGACTGTAGCCAATATTGCAGCTGTTAAGGCTACCCATTGGACAATGTTTTGCCGTTGCTCTGTGCTTAAGTTGTTGAACCAGTCCACCCCTCGATTTACCCAGTCCAGAACAACACGAATCGCGGGTAAAAACTGCATGAGCATATCGCGTCCAGCTGCCTGGACTCTGCGCTGTACTGTTCCCATTTCGTCATTGAAAACAGCCAAATCTCGAATGGCAGCATCTCCCATGACTAGTCCTAATTCCCTAGCCTCGCGACTCATTCTCTCTATTTCCTCGCCACCTGCTGCGATTATAGGGAGTAGCTCAGTACCTTGTCGCCCGAACAATCTATAAGCTGCAGTATTCCTCTCGACCTCAGAATCCATCCGAGATAACCCCTCAATGGCATCGTCAAAGAGGTCATTCATGTCTCGGATTTCGCCCCCTGTGTCTCTAAGCTCTAGGCCTAACCGCTCAAGAAGTTGCGTAGTCTCGTTAGTCTTGCCCTCATTATCGACTAACTGCTGACCTAATCGAGTAGTGGCCCGAGTCAAGGAATCGAAATTTACTCCTGTCAGCTCAGCAACATGGCGCATTTCTTGCAATTCTTCTCTGCCGATGCCTGTACGAATTGCCATTTTATCAATTTCGTCTCCGTACCTTGCAGCACTCCGAGCCGATAACCCTATAGCGGCAGTTAAGGCTCCCAGAGCAAGGCCAGCTGCGCGCCCTGCCCTTGAGACAGCCTCCAATCGCTTGCTTACAGTCTCCGCTCGCTTATTGAACTCTTGCAGCTGGTTTTGAGCTTGTACCATAGGCCGAGAAAAGCGCGTCGTATTGGCAATCAGATTTGCAGTTATCATCCCTACATTGGCCAATCAGATCGCCCTCCTTTCTGGCCGTTACTTCTTACTGCTAAATGTTCCCTGAGTTTTGCCACCTTTGCCACCTGCTTTTGATTTGGCAAGTGCCTCCTGCTTGGCTCTTTCTTTCTCCTTCAGCTTAAAATAGCCAGCCCACTTCATAAGCTCCGAGGCTGGCATCTCGTCTATCTGTTGGAGTGATTTTCCTAGCACTTCACCCAGCTGGAGCTTGAAAAGCTCCTCTGAGTCCTCTAGGACTTTCCCATTGCATCCTCAGGAGCATCCCCTAACATTTGCAGAGCTGGCTTGGCTAGCACATCAAATACACTAGATGGCAAGTCAAGCAGGATATCGTGATGCGCCTCGTCAAACAAATTATCGCCTGTCTCAGGGTCCAAAGCGCAAAAAATAACCGCCCAGACTTGCAATTCTGCGTGATCGATTTCAGGCTCTTGGTTTTTCTTGATTTTCGTTGCTGCCTTAAAAATCAAGCCTCTCTGTCTGCCATTAGGCTCTTTAATTGCTACCTTAAGAACGTTGCCCTCGTTGTCTTTGAACTCGACAATCTCCTTTTTGAATCGCTCCTTACTGCTTAAAAAGTGATTCCTCAGCGGATTGCTCTTAGCAGTATCTTTTTTAGTAGTTTCAGCCATCGTCAATTCCTCCTCATAGTTTTGCTGGGCCTTTCGGCCCTGCTTTACTGTTCAATCAAAATATCGCCATCCGACTGCCATGAGACGGATGTCTCTACAGCTCCCTCGACTGCTGGAGCTAATTCCTGGCTCTCTACAACCACATACATGGCATAGACTTCTGGATCATCTTTGTTTGCTTGCAGCTCTAGGATTAGAGGCTTTTGCTCTAACAGCCGCGGAGTAAACAAATTATTGACTACCCAGAAACCGCTGACAGTACCATTTGCTCCCAGTATGCCAGCGAGCCTTTCCCTCCAGCCGTCCGATTCAAATACAGTAACATCGATAATCTCTGATTCGTTGGTCAAGGTGTACTCATTACACTCTGCAGCCGTTACGACTGTGACATAAGCCCCCGAGACGGTAATTGTATCGGTTGATGCTTGAGCCTCCCAGAAGTGAATTCGTCCTCCTGCGTGTTGGATTCGATATTCGTGTTCAGGAACGAGCACCCCATTGCGATAGACCAGGACATCGACCTCTCTATCCCAGTATTTTTTATCTCTATCGTCTATCGTGTAGATGGTATAATCTGCATTCGGAGTTGTGGATTCTTCAGTAAAAGCTGTTGACGTTTCCGACATAATCCGAATCCTCGCATATTTTCCAGGTAAAGCCATACCTCAATCCCTCCTTTCCTCTAGCCTCTGCTGCTCCTAAGCAGGAACAGTAATCGGCCCTGTGGATTGGAGTGTTATGGAGACAGCTACAGCTCCCTCCACCGTTGGATTAATCTCAAAGGTCTCGACTACAGCATCACATTCTAGGCCTGTTGATGGGTCTGTCGCATCAGCTCTGACTTGAATATCCTCTACGACTTCCTGAGCAAGCTGAGCATCTCGAATCTGCACTTGGCCAGTTGTGTCTGTTGGATCGTAAAAACCAGACAATGAAATTGTCGCATCCCTCAAGTTAAGAATGCGCTCCCTCCAGCCATCAGAATCGAACGTACTAACATCGACCACTTCACCATTAATTGTAAAAGTGGCCTCACTAATTTCCATGATCGCAGTGCCGCCTTTCAGTACTCCCGCATGCTTTCCAGGTAGTGCCATCCTTTTCCACCTCGCTTTTTTTAATGTCTTGCAGCTCCCTGAGGGCCTGAATCGTCTTTCTGGTCTCTCGTTGGAGCTTTTTCAAACTCACAATGCAGCCGTCAATGGTTGCTTGGTCTTTCACATCTGGCATCGCTCCTCACTCCTGCCCTAGCTCTGATACATCAGGTCAAAGTTAATTGACCATTGATGGTTTTTGTTTTCGTCTTGCTCCAAATAGATAGGCTCTGACTGCCGAGACGCGACATCCAGGACTCCCTGAGGCTGCGAGCTTTGACAAATCTCATAGACTTCTTTGGCCAGCTCATAGCCGTCTAGGTAATTAGGAGAACGAATCCGAATCTGGACAGTTGGATGCCTAACTTCTGAATCCGTTGTGCAGAAGAATCTATCAGCTGGAATGCCATCTGTCCCGCGAACAAAAACAGCCTCAGCAGGGACAGTCTGACTGACTGGCCGAACTAGGCCGACATATAGATTTGCTCCAAGCTCTGCAGCTCCAGCGTTATGGATTTCATTGGCCAGACTGACAGCTGGATTCAAATGAGGCATGTCTTCACCTCCCTATAGCTCCCTGCGTACTTCGCGAGCCAAGCGATCAGCTAGGCCTCGCGCTGCCTCGTTGACTGGCTGCTCAAGAAATTTTGCTTGACCTACTGTAAAATTCATCTCGGTCCCTTCGTGGACATAAATGGCATACTGAGCAGCAGGACCTCCAAAGCCTAGCGTAATTTCGATTCGGTCTCGCTCTAGGACTGGCCTTTGCACATGGCCAGTAGCTCGCAGCGTACCAGTATCGACTGGAGTCAGCCTTTTCGCTCTGGCCATTATTTTCTCTGCCTCTGTCGTAAGGGACCGCTTAAGAGCAGATTCAGCTTTGGGTCCAAGCTGTCTCAAAGCCCTCTGCAATTCTGTGACTCCTTCCAAGTGCAGATTGATCAATTTGCCTCTATCTTTGGGCATAAAAAAACCGCCTCCCCTCTAGGCAAAAGCGATCTTCTCGTGGTGTAGTCCTTTTTCGTCTGGAAATCTCTCAATGTTGATAATAAATGGCTGGCTGCCATCTGGCAGCGTTACCCTGTCATCTACCGTCAAGCCTGGAGTCCCAAAAATCCATGCCGTTGTATGGCTCATTCTCTCCTGCCCTTCAGGGTCCACGACCAGCCTTTGATGCTCTACGACTCTAGCCCTGGCTTTCTGAACAGGTCCGAAACTTGGATCGCCTCCGATTGGCTCCCTGCCAGTCATCTTCTCATAGCTGATCTCCTGGTGCATCAGCTCCAGAAATTCACGCTCGATTGTGGCCATTAGATTCACCTCCTGCGCACTTCAACATCATCAGCCCGAGCTACAGAAGGATTTTCCATCATGTCTCGTTTGAATCCAGGCTGTACTCTGTCCTCTCTGTCTTTTTGTTTCTTTTTGTCAGACTTGGAGATGCCTCCAGCATAAGGAGTGGCTCTCTTATGGCCTTGCAGCTCCATTTTTCTGGCCAGTTGCCAATATTGATCAGCCTTTTGGCTCAGAGACAATCGCAGATCCCCGACTTGCTTATCAGACTGGCGCGAGAATTGCCCTGCAAGAGTCCTCGCTGCATCAGCGGTTGCTAGGTATACGTTACCGCCATGCAGCTGCAGCAAGTAATTAATTTCATGATCAGAAAGCTGCTGATCGTTTTGGTCTGTATCTCCCAGATGAAAGCGGAGCGCGTCTTTCTCGGAGTCCATAGGGTCTCCTGTATAGGTCCATAGCATGAGATTCGCCTCCTCCCTTTAGGTAATACTTGGAGCTAAATTGACTGTGCCAATCGTTACGACTGAGACATTGCCCTCTAGGTCTGTGACCTCTGCCTCATGGAGATAATTCCCTCTCGGAATTTCCTCCGTGTCAGCTGGCTGTAAGTTGACATGAAAAACGCCACCGCCTACAAGCTCGATGCCGTCTCCTGTCTCTTTGCGTACTCTTGGAACAGTCTCATTATAGGCTTGCCTTTGCATGAGCCAGACAATCTCCGCTCCTGCCAAATCTACAGGGATGCCCTCTTGGTCTGTAACGGTTATAATTAGCCGTTTTGTCTCGCCTTTCCACATCTTAAAATCCTGTTTTTCAGCTGCCACTTGTTTTCACCTCGCCCTTAAGCTGCACATCTTTATCAAAGCGACCGCCCATAGGCTGCTCTAGTCTCCTAAGCCCTGCAAGCGGTATTTCCAGCTCCAATATTCCCTGCAGCTCTACAGTACTAATCAATTCCTCGACAAAGAATCTGCCTATAACTGTAGACTGAGCAAGGATCTGACCTTGTAAGCTCCTGGTAACGACAATCTGAGCCTCGACTTCCGACTTCCCATCGATTACTCCAGCCATTATTTGCACTTGCAAATCGCCCAAGAGACTGGATTGCCCTTGGATAACTCCAGCGAGGCCTCTCTCGCGGCTCAAGGTTGCCTCCAGGCTGCTCTGGCCGTCTACTGTACCCGATAAATCCTCGACTTCTAATAGCTCAGCTGTAATATCAGACTCAGCAAGCACTAGCCCCGACAAAGAAATGGCTGCTGTTAGGCTGCCCTCTGTCTCTGTTTGTCCTTCTACGTCTCCAGTCAATGAGACCTGAACGCTGATTTCGCCAGTCAGCTCACTTTTTGCTCTGATCGTCCCAGAAATATCATCTGGCATATCGCCAATCAAATCGGATTCTGCCTCAATAACACCTGACAAGCTCAGAGCTACTCTAAGCCGTCCTATCGTGTCCGATTGGCCAAATACTCTACCCTCTAACCTTCGGAGTACCTCGAGGCTCCCTATGGTCTCTGAGGAGGGATCTATTAGCCCGAGCAAGTCCCGAGAAATAGAAAGCTCAGCCTCCAGATTGGCTTGGCCTTGAATCTCTGCCTCTAACCCTGCAGCAATAAACAATGTTCCTGCTGTTTGTGTGCTTGAAAAAATAAGCCCTTGCAGAGAAATGGCTAGATCCAAAGCTCCATCTGTTTCTGTTTGTGGCCTGATCTGCCCTTGCAATGTCTTTGCTACCGATAGAGCAGCTTGTAATTCAGAGCTTGCAGCAATAGCTCCTTGCAGCCCTCTGACTAGATCCAAAGCAGCATCGAGCTGACTTGCAGAAAGGATCAGCCCTTCAAGCGGTATTTGTTCCTCTACCGAGCCAGTTAATTCTGATTGCGATTCAATCTGGCCTTGTAGAGTTTTGCTCACTTCGACAAATCCGACACTATCCGACAAAGCATCTATTTCTCCAGCCAAAGAAAATGCTGCCCTCAGCTGGCCTATTGTTTGACTCGCTGCTTGAATCTCTCCTTGCAGCGCAAATTCTCGTGTTAAGGTCCCAATCAGATTACTCTCTGCGCTTACCACTCCAGCCAAAGACTTGGCTATGGCCAAATCTCCCAATAGTTGAGACTCTGCATTGACTACTCCCTGCAGAGCAAAAGCAGCAGACAAAGCTCCCTCTGTGTCTGACTGAGCAGCAATGAGTCCCTCCATTGAGGCAAATTCAGCGAACGATGCTCTCAAGAGTGATTGGCCTTGTATTAGACCAGCCAGAGGCGTCTCTACATTAGCAGCTCCAGCAAGCTCTGACTGAGCATCAATCTCTCCTGCCAATCCTATGGCTATAGACAAAAATGCCTCAAGCTCGGAGCTTACCTCTATCACTCCAGACAAAGGCAGCTGCAATCCTAAGGCTCCAGCAAGCTCACTCTGAGCCTCAATGACTCCTTGCAGAGTGCGCTCTACTTCTAAAGCTCCCAAGAGTGCCGATTGTCCTTGGACTTCTCCCAGCAGAGATATTGCCTGGGTAATATTTCCCAAGACTTGAGACTCTACAGCTACAAGTCCAGACAGCGAAATTTCGGCTGTAAGCTCCCCAATTATCTCTGATTGAGCAAATACCTGTCCTTGGATTGTTTTGGCTACTGTGGCCCTTCCTATGGCCTCTGAAGACGAATCTATGAGACCAGTCAATCCCCTGGCTACTTCTAAAGCTCCAAAAATGTCCGCACTTGTATCAATGACACCCTGCAAGCTCATTGCTATGCCCAAAGCTCCAGCTGTTTCTGTCGTTGCTTGTAGCTCTCCCAGAATTCTCTTGCTGACAGCTAAAGCTCCAGCGGTTGCTGCCTGACCTTGGATCAATCCTTCAAGCCCTCGGCCAATTGTCATTTCAGCTGTTAATTCGGATTCTGCCTGAATCTCTCCAGCTAGTGCTTTCGCCACGAACAGATCCGCAAATAGCTCGCTCTGTCCTTGGACTTCTCCAGCAATAGCCATATCTCGGCTTAGCAGCCCTGTGAGGCTACTTTCTGCCCTTACTTGACCACTTATAAGCCTATCGACATTCAGCTCTCCAGAAAGCTCTGTACTGGCTTGTATCTGCCCTAACAAAATTACATCTTCATCAAGAGGAGTAGGAGCTGGCTGCCCTTCAATTCCAACGCCTACCCAGTCAAATTGTCTCTGTCCTTCATGCCAAAAGGCCCCGACTCCAGACAGTCCATCGCTGAAATCTGTATCAGTAGCCGACAAATCCCATGTTTCTGGCTCCTCTTGGCCGTCTCTCCAGACTCTAGCCAAAAGCTGATCGCCGTGTATTTGAAATCTGGCCAGCAGCCACTCATCAGCCGTATAAGCGAATGGCTCTGAGTCCAAAGTAACCAGAAATGGATCTTCGCCAATTAGCTTGACAAGACGGATTTCTGTACCGTCTACAAAATCCAGCAAATAGCCGACATTATCGACTGACTCAGGCTGCCCTTCTATACAGCGCAAAAGCAAGCGACATTGCGTGTCTAATACATTGGTCTGCCGTAACCTTGCAGCAATTTCCACATCAGCAGAAATTGGAACGATATCCCAGCTTAAGAATCTGCGAGTGGCTCCAGTTTCATCTGGTTGCTCAAGGACTTTTTCGCCCTCAGCTGTGAAATCCTCAATGACTCTCCACGTTGCAAATCCCCATTGATTAGTCCAGTCCTCAGGAAATTCTGTAACAGTCTGATCACCAAAATCCGTCAAAAATGTCTTAGGTGTTACCGTTACGAAAGCCGTTAGCTGTGAGCTTGCATCAATTTCCCCTCTAAGCTCAATAAGCCCTGGGACTCTCAGATCCCCGATGACTTCTGACTGGCCAGTAATAAGGCCCTCAAGCTCAATCTCTTGAGGCACGTCTAAATCTGCGACAAGCTCTGACTGGCCTTGTATTGCTCCCTGCAATCCAAAAGCGACCTGCAGATTGCCAGTTAGCTCTGACTCTCCAGCAGTTATGCCCTCAAGCTCTATGTCTACAGGTACAGCTGGCTCTGGAATTTCCATCTCAGCCCAAATTACTCTGGCATCTCGACCTGCTCCACCACCGACCGCATTTCCAATAAAGCGCAGCCGTAAATTAGAGTAATCAGTAATAGAGGCTGCTTGCGCCTCCGTCAATAAATGGCTCTGCGTTACTTCTGTTTCTGTTACATTTACATGATCCCATGTTTCAATGATCGTGCTGCCTTGCCTTAGCTGGACTTGAATATCAATTTGCCGACCACCGCCAGCGTTTTTTCTGTAACGGTATCTAACAAAGTGATCGGCATCTGTCTCTGGATCGTCTCCAGCAGTTAGCAGGACCTCACAAGCATCATTTGAGGGATTGCCGTCCGTTTCAATAAAAACTGTATCATTTGGAATTACCTCGTTAATCTGCTCGTTAAGTGGACTAGGACTCCAGCCTCCAGTCAAAATATCCTGCGTAGGCCGTAGAAATTGCTCATCTGGAATAGGAGGATCTTGGATTGGCGCAGTATCGCCATCATAAGCTACAGCAAAATAGTCATAGCGTTTCCTCGCGTCACTTAGAGCCGAGAAAGAGCCGACTCCGACCTGACCACTAGGCACGAACTCAGGATCATTGTCTATATACTCCATCTGGAAATCTTCAGGCTCAGACTGCCCATCAGCCCAGACTTTGCCTTGAATATGATTGCCGATTGCTCGTAAGCGTAACCAGTACCATTCGCCTACTTCAAATGTAAAAGCATGCTCATCAAGCGTATCCCCTACGCCATCAGAGTAACGAGTCAAAGCAGCTCGTCCTGAGGTCTGCGTTATAAAATAGCCATTTTCATTTCCAGCTGCACCAAAAGAGCGCACATGCGCCCTGTAAGTATCAATATCCGTCCGAACAGTAACAGAGGCCCGAAGAACTACCTCGACATCCGCAATATCCGAGCCAGCAGTATCCCACATAAAGCCTCGCCTTGCTGAGGCCGTTGCTGCATTCTCTAGCAGTTGACCACCAAAAGACGGAAAATCCCTAACTAGCCACGTTGTATCCGTTGTAACAAAAATCGGAGTCCAGTCATGAGGCTGCTGATTGAGATCGTACTCATCGAAGAAGGTCCAGATAGGCGACTGATTTTGAAAAAGCTGTAAATTCATAGGGAGCGACTTTGTGCCGCTCCCCTTTGTTACGCTGCTTGAGCTTTCAATTTTCCCAGACAGGGAAATTAGGGCCATATCTTCCCCTCCCTTCCCCGCGTCAGTTGGCCCACCTCCTCGGAGCAAAGCTGTTAGTCAAGCCTAATCTCAAGGTCTCCTGCAGCAAAGCTTGCAGTATCGCCATCATCAATTGTCTTAGGTACAGTTAGCTCTCCATAGGACCAGATATTGTCTTCCAGCGTACTGGTTAAATCGTCACTTATGAAGAAATGCGTAACCTCTCCCCAGCTGGCTGATGCTGTGTTATATTCAAAAGGCTGATCGTTTACTTTGCTTGTTACGTTTGCCCCATCAGTAGCAGCTGGTGCCCATTCTCCATTCGTGTTGGTGACTTCGTATCTGGCATAATTAGCAGCCCCAGGAGGCTCATCGATTCCTGAGCCGTCTTCTGCAATTGGCTCTCTCGATAGGCCTACATAGACAGTCCCAGGCCTTAGTAAATCAGGCCCTCCATGAAGATGATTCAAGACTTCTCTCTCCAGAAAGTTGGTAAAAGATCCTGGCATTGGTTTTCCTCCTTCGCTTGTTTGAACTTAAAAGACGGCCTATTCCTCTGCAGGAGGTCTATACCGCTTGAACCGTTGGCCAGAAGTGTAAGCTCCACGCTCAGAGACATCATCGGTCCTGACTCTCCCTGCAGCTCTTAGCTGTCGCAGTTGCTTACCGACAATCTCAAAAGGGATCTCCTCTCCTACATCGTAGGTCTGGCCTGAGAACGTGATCCCCGATTTATTCGATAAAATTGGCATACCATCAAGCCTCCTCGCTCATAGCTTGGTCAGCTGCCTCTTTCCCTCTGATTTTTCTACCATCTGGCAGCTGATACATACCGCCTCCGACATGCTTAGGCTGCAGATTAGCCTGATAATTGGCCAGCTTTTCCTTTTGTTCCTCAGTCAGCTCATCGACTGGGACCTGTTTAATGTGGCCAGTATTGATCATTGCTTTTCTGTTCCTTGGCTTGAAATACTTAGCCTCTGGAACTGGCTCGCCTACTTCACGCAGACCTAACCCAATTCGTAATCTCCTGCCAGCTATGTCTATATACTCCATGCTCTATCCCTCCATATAGCAAAATAAGGAGGCTGTCAAAGCCCTCCTTACCCTACTGCATCCTCAAAGAACACACCTAAATCAGCAGATACGAGCTTAGCATCAAATGCCATTTCGCCCTCTATCCTGTCGGAAGAAATCTGCTCCATTCTAAAGCGTTTGATTCTGTTTCCGTTGGCTCCTGCGCCTAAAAATCCAGTCCAGCTGAAAATGTAGCCTCCACTAGGCTGCAAAATGGATGGAGTTGGATTGGCATACGTCAAAAGAGCCGACTTGCCAAAGACGAATTCGAAATCGTCATCGTCCATGATTCCCTCGTTGGCCAGATTCACAACGCCCCAAGGGACAAGAACACGCTCCACATCAAATAACCCAGCTAGAATATCAGTAGTTACGACTCCTCGCTGAGTATACTTGATTCTGTCGATTACGTCCGCATGGTTTCTCAAGCTGTTAAAAACAAAAGGACTCAAGACCAATGTATTAGGCCTGAATCCTGTTTTCTCAGCTATAGCGACGGCAGCCTCCGTAATATTCTCAATTGGAGTAGAGTCTGCTTGATCCCATTGTAAAAACTGATCAGCCCCAGGAGCAGCAGCGACTCCTTCCAGGTCTGTATCCCATATTCCAGTCTGGAAATAAGACTCAGCCCAGATGCGCTCTCGCTTAAGCAAAAGCTGCTGCGTAATCCAGGTAGTTGCATCCCTATCCATGTTGATAGGAGTGTCAGCGTTAGCCCTGATTTGATCGTCTACGTCCTTATGGACAGCAATGACAGGAGCATAATACGTTGGAGTGTTGTCTATCCTCCAGCCTCCTCCTGCTGACTCTGTAGCTGGAGCGCGAAGTTTCGCCTCCTCCCTAAACCAATCAGCCTTTTCATAGACAAAATACCTGTCGGATTGCTTGCCTACAGGTACATTTGGGAAGACTCTAGTTGCAATAAACATCTCGGCTTGTTGAATATACGCGATGGAAATATTCGTCAGCGGCCGATTTACATGAACATCACCACTGGTAGGTAATGGCATTAATTTTCCCCTCCTTCTGTTGTCAAACTACTTAGGCCAATACTGGCCCATGAACTACGAGGATAGAGATGATCTCCTCATCTGCTCCTCCAAGCAAAGCAACGCCTAGCACCCTATCACCTGCGCCAGCTACTTTCGCCTCGCCGTTTAAATTACTGGCTACTTCATTGCCAGGTACGATTACCTCTCCAGCATAGACCTTAGAAACACCGTACACCCTAACAGAGGCAGCCTCTCCAGCCTCATCGGTTGCCTCTCCAGGTTTATTCTGAAGGACTCCGATTGCAGCCTCTCCGTCTCCAGATAAAGCAGCGTAACCGTCCGCATCGACTACTGCAAAATGATATTGATTTTCTTGCAGGTCAGCAGCAGCCTCCAAGCTGATATCTAATACAGGAATACCGTAAGCCATCACAAATTCACCTCACTTTTTTTATTTACCGTTTTTCTGCCAAGTACTCACTATAGAGCTGAGGATTCTGCTCTAGTACCCGAGTAATGGCCTGTTCTTTGGAGATGCTCTCATCCTTTTGGACTATCCCAGCTGCCATTTGCTCTACTTTGTCCCAGGCGTTGCTTGCTCCCTGGTGATTAGAGCCTACTTCCTTATAGAGCTTGGACTGAGCCAATGCCTCATCGACTGCCTTAAGAAGACTGTCAATCTGCTCAAATTCCTTAGGAGCTTTCTCAGCTATAGCCTTAAAGACTGGACCAATCTCAGATGCCTGGATTGGCAAGTTGTCAAAGCTCTGCGCTTTCTCAATGAACTGCTTGACAAGCCTCTGATCTTGCTCCTCCTTGAGTTGCTTTTCTAATAGCTCAGACTTCTCAGCCTGTTTCCAAAGAGCCTCAATGATCGGCTGTTGCTCCTCTGTAATACCAGACAAATCAAAGGAGCCATCCTCTTTTTTGACTGGCTCAGGATAACCGTCAAGGCCTTTTTTTGCCTTGCTCTTGTTTTTGTTCTTGTCATCGTAATGGTCTGGATTGTTCCTACGATTACCAGCATTTGCAATCTCGCGAATAGAAACTCCAGCGTACCCAGCCATCCGATTCAAAAACTCCTCAGGAACCTCATCCCGAAACTCATACATGAGTCTCAGAGCATTCCTCATCGCGTCTTTTGCCTCTTGACTAATATCAGCTTTCTCCAGAATAGCCATTACATCAGCCTCATTCTCAGCCTCCTTCTGCAAGACAGCCATGAGGCTCTCACTCAAAGTAAAATCTGCCATCTGTTTATTCCCTCCTTCTTCACTTTTGAACACTAAAAAAGACCGCTTATTAGCGGGCTTTCCTACTAAGGACACTTCAGCGACATCAATATCTGTCAGCCGATTTGTCTCATCAGGCATCAGTTATCACTCCCTTGTCAGGCCACCTGTTCACGAACTCCCATTGCGCCGATTGAAAATCCAGTAATCTCTCCTCGCTTGACCTCCTCCCATAGATTGTCATCGTGGACTTTAACAGACATAATCCATGTCCCTTTGTTGACTACTTGCTCCCCGATTTTTGTTTCTTCAGGCGCAATATAGCTCTCCACGACATCGGCCAAAGCTTTGCCCTTGTGCTGCTTGCCGATAATGCGAGATTTGGCCAAAAAACTATGCGCCGCTTTCTCGATTAC